TATTGCTTTCATTATGGGAGGGATAAGAGTAAATTACGTCTGTTGTAAATGGGGCACTAAGTATGGACCACACTTTGTTAATAAACTTTATAACATGGCCAAACGAAATACCGATAGCAATAAATTTGATTTTCACTTTTATTGTTATACTGATATTAGTGAAGGTCTTGAGCCTGACATTAAGGTTATTGAGTTTCCTGATATTCCCAATATTCATCCTAAGTATTGGTTTGGTGATGATAAGTTCAAGTACGGTATGGCTAGGTGTTGGGATCGTCCTAAAACTTTTGTTTTTAATACTCATAATTTTGCTAGTGACAGTCCAACTGGTCGCTTCGTTTTTTTAGATTTGGATGTAATCATACAGGGTGACATGGAACCTATCATTATGTATGATTTAGAACGTCCCACTAAACTTAGAAGTTGGTGGCAAGATCCTCGACCAATGAAAACTAGACAATTTAGATTAGCTCACGGTGCATACACTAATGGTTCTTGTCAGGTTTGGGGTGACGATCAAACAGAAATCATTTGGCAAGATGTGTTACAACACCAAGAACGTATTTGGTATACTTTTACAGATGGTACTGACAATTACCATAGTTGGCGTTGGGGTATGTTTAGTAAAAATCCACTTTGGGGACACTTTCCAAGTTGGATGGCATACTCATATAACAGAGGCAGAGATTGGGAAGCCGGAGACTTAGAAGTAGATAAATATCGCCCAGATTCTATACTATGTGTTTTTAATATTGACCTACTTCCTTTTGAAGATTCAAGTAGAGGCAAAACAAAACAAGATCAATTAGCAGATCCAAATCTGTTGGAGCATTGGAAATGATTAGCATTTATACTGTGAAATGGGGTTTGAAATATGATTCAGATCACGTTAATATGATACACGAAATGTGTAAAAAATATATTACTGAGGAGTTTGACTTTTATTGTCTAACTGATTGGCCTCATGGATTAAATCCAGACATATTAACTATAGATTTTCCTGAAGATAACTATTATGAAAAATGGTGGAATAAACTATATTTGTTTGATCGTTCAGTAGTTACACAGAAAGGTGAAAAATTATTTTTAGACTTAGATGTTGTAATACAAAACAACATTGATTGTATTGTAAACTATGACCCAGGTGATAGTTTAACTTTTGTTAGAACTTGTTGGCACAATCTTAAAAAAATGAAACGTGATGTTGTTGACATTCCTTGGGCATATACTGAATTAAACTCATCTGTGTTACGTTGGAACGACCGACTAAATATTGATAAGATTACTAAGTTTGTGCGTGACTATCCTTCGCAAATGTTTTTTTATTACCGTGGATTAGATAATTTATTTGGACACCAGCGTGAAAGATTATTAAAAATAGATCACTTCCCAGACGGCTGGGTATACAGTTACAACAATGGTTATATATGGCCTACTGACATTGACCAACATAAGGTAAGAGATAACCTACTAGTATGTTTATATGATTCTATGGAGCGACCAGAAGATGTTAAATTATAATTTTTTGAATAACTATAAAAATTGGGGTGATGGTTTAGACAAAATGAACCATGAAATGCCCTATAAAATGGAAGATTTTCGTAAATCATTGAATCCAAATAGTATGGAAGCCAGTATTTGGCTTGTAGAAGAATTACAAAAACACGTTGAAAAAGACGATTTAAATATTACTGTTCTTAATTCTTGGCTAGGATTTCCTCTTGTTCCGTTACTATGTGAAAATTTATCTGTCGAAAAAATAAATCTTATTGATGTAGACATTGATGCTTTAGAATTGTCTAAAGTATTTAATAAGTATTATGCTGACTCAGGCATTGATTTGAATCATATTAACTGGGACATTCCTTTTGCTTTTCACGATGTCAATGCAATGGAAACTGATGTTGTGATTTCTATAGTGGCTGAAACAATGTACCCATTAGAAGAAATGACTACTGCAAATCCTGATTGTATTTTTGCTGTACAATCATCTAATGTTTTTAAAGAAATGTATGGTATTAACTGTGTTGATAGTATTGAAAATCATATAAAAAATGTTGGCGTTAAAAAGTCTTTATATCAAGGTTCAATCAAACAAAAATACTGGACCTTTGATGGGTTGAACGAATTTGATAGATTTATGATTATTGGAAAGAAGTAGCATCTATTTCAGCAATATCTTCAATCATACTACGCCATATTTCTAGATGTGGCACAACAAACCCTAAAGTGATACGAGGCTCATAGGACCCGGCACAGTGATAATAAACTTTGTCGGGTTCTCTTCCTCTGCCATAGTATCCTACTTTACAAGTCCAACCGGGCTTGTCTTCCATAGTAACTATTTCTTTTGTCAATGGATCCCTGTAACGAAAAAATCCATTTCCTTCTTTAGAGTATGACAAAAGAATGTTGTATCCGTTAGCGTTCCAGTTATTATGCCAGCCCATAAAACCATTAGTAGGATAAAATACGTTTACTGCTTGATTACGAGCGCCTAAATAAGCACACAATTCCTCTGCTAATTTATTTCTTTTTTCTTTATGCTCTTGTGGTGAATTTTCAGATGTGTTTATATCTACAGACAAGACTCTCTCAGGAAATCCTATGTGCTGCCCATCTTTATCAACTATCTCTTTCAAATACTCTTCGCCGCAAGCCTCTTCTAATAGCATACCCTGATGCCTATCTTCACTATGGGCTATTTCTACGAGTTTAGTCAAGTCAGACTGAAAAAACCAATCACTATAATCAGTAAGTATTTTCAATACTTCTTCATTTTTTATATCTATCCATCTCATGGATTCAATTCACCTTTAGGTATCGTGTGATGATATAATACTATCTCTTGTCCCTGTAGTTCTTCATAGTGATAACCATTAATAAAATTCCAACGAGCATCAGGTTCTTCTACATAACCCCATTTGACATCATGTCCTCCGTATGTTAGTAACCTCCACATAGTAAACGTATCCCATTTTACACAATCAGGAGGATAGTGCATAACATCAAAATCAGGTTTGCGTTGTTCTAAGTATTCAGTCCACCATGCTCCCATCAAATCCATTACAGCAGGCGTTTTACGATAAACAAAAAAGCCACAATGACAAGTCATTTCTTCTGTTGATGAAAGTTTTGTTAGCTTAGCATTATATGGTCTGTTTTTTGTAAATACAATGTCTTTGTCATCAGGAAGTATGTCGAAAATATTTTTTATATCTTCGTGTTCACACATCATATCTGCGTCAAGATAAGCTGTAATATCATATGGTGTTTTTTCAAGAGCCCAAAGTTTTGCTCTGATATGATCCGGTATGCCCTCAGTAATTACGTTATTGAATAACTCAAAATCTTCGGGTTGTACCCATTCTTCATGGGTAAAAAAAGTAATATTAGCGTCAGACCAAAAGTCTCTTATTGATTCTGCTAACAGTTTAGCATACTTATAAAAACCTTTTTGTTTTGAAGCTACAATTACAAAACCTTTAGTTAGATTCTTCTTCGGCATTTTCAATTTCCTGCATCAATAATATAGAACAATATGCTTGAACTTCCATTATACTTTTAGATTTTCTTATAAGTCTTTTTAATTTAGTATTTTTTGATTCTTTTACAGCATCAATTTCAAATGCAGATAATTTTGCTGCAAACAATGCCTCTTGTTTAGCTCTAGAGTGTTGAGCTTCTCTTCGTTCAGCTTGTTGTTTTATTCTTGCATTTCTTCTGTCCAAACCTCTTTGGGTATTTTCATCTATTTCTTCTTCGGTAAATTGTTGTAAAACAGCAATCATGTCAGGATTAGTACCTTCCTTATCCTGAATAGATGCCATAGACTCTTTACCATTAGGAAATTTTATAGTAACAATTAAATGCCGATTTTCCTTGTTAGACCAATATGGATTGAGATATTGTTTTGTCGGAGGGGTATTTTGTACTGTTGTGACTTTAGAGTCAACAGATATGTCTTTCATAATTTAACTCCATAATTAAAATAATATAATACTATATAGTCAAAATGTCAAGCAGTTCTCAACCACAGTTTGATTGTTGAAACATTTTCTGTTATAGCTTGAATTGTTTGTCCAGAATATAATCCTGTATATGTACCCGAAAATAATCTAGAATATGCTCCTGTATATGCACCTGAAAAGGCTCCTGTATATGTACCCGAAAATGAAGAACCATACGCACCCGTATACGTACCGCTGTATGCAGAAGTTCCTACAAAGTCTCCAGTAAAGGTTCCACCATATTCACCTGAATATGATCCGGTGTATGTTTTAGGTCCAGTGAAAAATCCAGTAAACGAACCTGTATAAGCACCAGTGTAATCAGTTGGGCCGGCAAACCCTGAGAAAAACGGTGTAAAGGCTTGTGAATAAATGCCCGTATATGCGCCAGAATAATCAGCAGTACCTATAAAATTACCTGAATAATCTCCTGAATATGCGCCTGAATATGCTCCGGTGTACGTTTTTGGTCCAGTAAAGCTACCAGTAAAGTCACCACTAAAAGTGTTAGCAAAGTCACCACTAAAAGTGTTAGCAAAACTACCAGTAAAGTCACCACTAAAAGTGTTAGCAAAGCTACCACCAAAACTACCCGCATAATTTGTATTTGACATTTGATGTCTGGTATCAGTGAATCCAGCAGTATCACCCATTTGTGTCCAAGTGCCTGTTTCTGATGGAGTGCCTGACTGTACAAGATAACAACCTACACCAGGTGTGGTTGCGTAATCTTCAACAATTCTATTTCTAAAATTGGGAACCATTTGTTCAATTTGAGCTGCGGTCATCATTTTGACACCGCTATCGTAAGTCAAA